ACCTGGGCGGCCTGGCGCAAGTCTGGCGGCTACCTGCAAGGGCCAGTGACCAAGTGCCTGACCGGAACCGACATACTTACCGAGGGGAAACCGCTGGCGGCCGGGTTCGTGCACACCGTCGTTGACGCTGGCGGGCGCGATTCTGCCGGCTTGCGCGCTGCGCTGATTCTGGCTGATGTGGCGATCGTCCCTGTTGGAGCATCGAACCTGGACGCGGCAGCAATGAGCGACCTGATGGCGATCATCGACCAGGCACGGCAGCACAACCCCGAATTGAGCGTTCGCGTTCTGCTGTCGCGCATCGACCCGCGCACCAAGGACACCGGGGAAATGTTGGAGTTCTTGACCGACGAGCACATGAGCGTGTTGTCTGGCCGAATCTCTGAACGCGTGGCCTATCGGCGCGCCGTGGGCGATGGTTCGATTGTGCATGAAATGACGAAGGGCCGAGACGCTCAAGCCTGCGCGGAAATAGACGCATTTTTTAAAGAGGTAACAGAATGAGCATCAAGAAAAAACCGGACCTGGCCGAGTTCCTGACCGGCAGCGCCGAAACACCACCGAAGCCGGCGCCGGCAGCGGCCACCAGGAGAGCACCGAAGCCGGTAGACGGAGCACCGAAGCGTCAAAAGTTGGTCGAGTTGCCGTTGCCGGTATTCGACGCGCTGAAAGAGCGGGCGCTGAGTGAGTACAAAAAGACCGGGCGGCGCGTCACCGAGACGGAAATCATTATTACGGCGCTGAGTGAATATCTCGGAGTTGAGCAGTAACCGACCAGGCGGCACCTGGCGACCGGCAGAGCAAGGCGTTCAAGCGCCTGACCCTGCCTGACCATCATCACTATCCGGAGTAGCAAAAAATGGCTGACAACACGATACACCAAGTTGCGAAAATAGTAGAGACCCCGCAACCAATATCCAAGCAGATCGCCATGAGGCTGACGGCGGAAGAATTGCGCTTCATCACGATTCGGCGGCAACTGACAGATGACTGTCAAGAGCTTCTGATGGGGCTTGCTGAAAGTTTCGTAGCTGGCGAGGCCCAACGAGGCGAGACACCGAAGGCCACCAGACCGAAGACCACCAGGCGCCCCAAGGCATCGACCTTGCGCCTCGTTCCGCGTTCCTGAAAGTGTAGGAGCGTTCCCACAATCTGAGGAAACGTCTTCCACACCGTGTGAAAGACCCCGAAGTCCGGCCTAACCCGTCGGGCTTTTTTGCGCCTGGCCCAGTCGCGTTAAAAACGCGGAAGGGCTGCGTTCATTACGCGACCCTTTGCCGGATTTGAAATCGGACTTGATCCCGTTATCAACGGCAGCAAGTTGCACCTGTTGCATGATCCTTCATTCCATGATATAAAACATCATCCCACATTATGAAATAAGGATTGACCATGTTTCGATTCAAAGAGCAGAAAAGCCAAGCCGTTGCCGAGATGCGCGCTTTGGTGGAAAAGTCCCAAGCCGAGAAGCGCAACCTGTCCGCAGCCGAAGCAATCGCCTTTGATGCACTGAAAACCAAGATCACCGATTTGGAAGGCCAAGAAGCCCGCGCCGGGTTCCTCGCTGATGCAGAGCGCCGCATGATCGGCACGCCAGTTGACAAGGCCCAAGCCAACCTGGAAAGCAATGTATCGCTGCTGGAAGTCCTGCAAGCCGGTATGGAAGGGCGCAGCTTGACCGGCGCCGCTGCCGAGTACAGCAAGGAAACCGAGCGGCGCACCGGGCGCAAGGCTGGCGGCGTGTTCATTCCGCTGTCGGTCCTGGAGAAGCGCAACACGACCGGCACCGCTGGCCAGATCGTCGCAACCGATCACCGCGCCGACCAGTTCATCGAGCCGTTCCGCAACAAGCTGCTGGCGCGTCAGTTGGGCGCGCGTGTGCTCACCGGCTTGCAAGGCAATGTGGACATTCCCGGCTACGGTTCCGGCGTGTCGTCGGGCTGGGTTGCCGAGAATGGCGCGCTGACCGCTTCGGGAATGACGTTCGGTTCCAAGACCCTGACGCCCAAGCATGTTGGCTCGCTGTCCGAAATGTCGCGCCAGTTGATCCAGCAATCGTCACCAGGCATTGAGCAACTGTTGCGCGACGACATGGCGTTTGCACTGGCTCAAGCGATCGACAGTGCAATGATCCTGGGCGGCGGCACCAACGAGCCGACCGGCATCCTCGCAACGGCTGGCATTCAGACGTCGAGCCTGTCCACCCTGTCATGGGCTGCGATTCTGGAAATGCTGGAAAAGGTCGAGCTTGTCAACGGCAGCGCCGGCGCCTGGCTGACTTCGCCACAAGTGGCAACCAAGCTGCGCGGCACGTTGAAATCGAGCACAGCCGGCGCGCAATACCTGGCCGAAGCCGGACGCCTGGCCGAACTGACATTGAACAGCACGAAGCAAGTCCCGTTGATGGCAGGCACGCCGAACACTGGCCGCTTGATCCTGGGCGACTTCAGCCAAGTAATGTTAGGTATTTGGCAAGATTTAGATGTGCTCGTGAACCCTTTCGACAGCGTGGCCTATGCTCGCGGCGGCGTGTTGGTCCGTGCAATGGTCACTTGTGATATCGCTGTTCGCCACCCCGAAGCGTTCGTTGTTGCTGACGACGTGACTTTGTAAAAGAGAGGGCGCGCATGAAAACCAATACTTTCGAGATACGATCGGGCGGCAACCTGCGCGCCGTTTCCCCTGGCAAGCTGACGGGCTATGCAGCCGTCTATGGCTCGCTGAGTCAAGACCTGGGGGGCTTTGTCGAGGTTATCCGGCCTGGGGCGTTCACTCGCTCACTGTCGGGCAATGACGGCATCCGGGCACTGTATGAGCACGACGCGCACAAGCTGTTGGGCAACACCCGCAGCGGTACGCTAAAACTGACCGAAGACGCACACGGCCTGGCGTTTGAGTTGTCATTGCCGAGCACGTCCTATGCAACAGACCTGGGCGTGTTGGTCGAGCGTGGCGACATTGCCGGCTGTTCGTTCGGGTTCACCGTTCCCGCCGGCGGCGACGCCTGGGAAATGCGCGCCGGCCAACTGACCCGCGACTTGATCGCCGTGGACCTGCAAGAAATCACCATCACCAGCAATCCGGCTTACCGCGATACCACGGTCGCCGTGCGATCGATGGAGGCATGGAACACCGACCAATACATCATGGGCGCCGGCTTCGTTGACGTCGATCTGAACCCGTCCCGCTTCATGATGAGCATCGTATGAGCATCATCACCAGGGCGCTTGCCGCCATAGGTTACGAGAAGCGCGCCGTGGATCCATCATGGGACGGGGCCGCACTACTGCGAAGCGGCGGCACGTCACCAGGCGCAGCCGAGAGCCTGAGCACGGTCTATGCCTGCATTGCGGCAATCGCCGAGACACTCGCAAGTCTGCCGTTGATCCTGTACAAGCGCACACCCGATGGCGGCCGAGAACCGGCAGCGGATCACCCGTTACATTTCATCCTGGCCGAGCAGCCGAACGAGAATCAGACCGCGCTGGAGTTCCGCGAAATGATGATGGCAATGGTCCTGATTCGCGGTAATGCTCACGCTGAGATTGTGCGCGACTACACCGGCCAGGTAAGCGCCTTGATCCCGATCCCTGGCGACCGCATCACGACGCTGTATCTGGACAATGGACGCCTTGCGTTCGATGTGTCGGACCGCCTGGGCAATGTGCGCCGGCTGATTCAATCCGAAGTCCTGCACCTGCGCCACCGCAGCACAGACGGGCTTATCGGCGTGTCACCGATCACCGCATCGAGGGAGACGGTACAGCTTGCGCTTGCCGAAAGAGATCACGGCAACAGCACCTTCACCAATGGGGCCAAGCTGTCGGGCGTGCTCAAGTTCCCGCAAAAGCTGAAGGCCGACCAGCGCACCGCCCTGTCAAATAGCTGGACCACCCAGTACAGCGGCGGGGCCAATGCCGGCAAGACTGCGATCCTTGAAGAAGGGGTTGAGTATCAGACAATCAGCATGAGCAATGCCGATAGCGAGTACCTGGCAAGCCGTCAGTTCAGCGTGGCCGAAATCTGCCGGCTGTTCAGAGTACCGCCTACCCTTGCCGGCGATATGGGGCATGCGAACTACAGCAACAGCGTGGAGTTGTCGCGCCAGTTCATCACGCTTACGCTCAAGCGGCACTTTGTCATGTGGGAGCAAGCCATAAGCCGTGCGCTGCTGTCACCTGCTGCGCGTCAGGTCTACTTTGCAGAGCACAACGTGGACGGGCTGCTGCGAGGCGACGCCACCAACCGGGCCGACTTCTACAGCAAGGGCTTAACCGATGGCTGGCTGATGGTTGACGAAGTGCGCCACCTGGAAAACTTACCGAGGCTCACCCATGCCACCAGCAATGAAGCAACACCGACCGGCGCGCCCCAAGCTCAAGCAGGAGCGCCCCAAGCCAACAACACCGGGCCGAACCCTATCCCTAAAGTCGGCGGCATGGCTCAAGCTGCGCCGGCTGGTACTCAATGAGCAACCACTTTGCCCTGTCTGTGCTGATGCTGGCCGGGGCCATGTGCCATCGACTGATGTGCATCACCTGTATGGCGCTGCTGACAACCGGCGTGAAGCGTTGGTTGCGTGGTGCCATTCTTGCCACAGCCGAGAGACTGCACGCGAGACGGGCGAGAAGCGGGCGAGGGGAGAGGGGCGAAAAGATCACGGGAGCGGCAGCGCGTAGAACCGTCTGCATGCCCTCACGCACGCGGTCGCAGTCTCAATATTCCACGATGTGAAATGACACCATGACCAGAGCCACCCCAACCGCCATGAAAAAGCTGACCGGCAACGCTGGCCGGCGTCCGCTTACCGTCAACGAGCCTATGCCGCCAATTGGCGCGCCGGCTTGCCCGGCATGGCTCAAGGGCGACGCACTGGAAGAATGGAATCGGATTGTTCCGGCACTGGACCGCCTGGGCATGTTGACGAGCGTAGACGGCGCCGTGTTGATTGGCCATTGCGTGACCTATGCCGAGGTTGCAATGACGGTCAAGGCCGGGGAGCCGTTGAAAGCTGCCTTGCTGGGGCAAATGCGATCGTTCGCCATCGAGCTGGGCCTGACCCCGGCAGCGCGCGCGAAGCTGTCGATAGCACCACCGAAAGCGGAAGATGAGTTTGCAAAATTCTTCCAATAAAAAAGGTGGCCAGAAAATTCCGGGCACCAGGCGCAAGGCGAAAGCCGTTCCAGAAAATTCTGGAGCCGCTGCACCAGGTGGATTCTGGTTCGATGAATCCGCAGCCGATAGAGCCGTCCAATTCTTCGCCAAGTGCCTGACGCACGGTAAGGGGGAATGGGCCGGCCAACCGCTCACGCTGTCACCGTGGCAAGAGAACGAAATCATTCGCCCCCTGTTCGGCTGGAAGCGCGCCGACGGCACCCGAAAATACCGCACCATGTATTGCCAGATCCCGCGCAAGGCTGGCAAGTCCACCCTTGCCGCTGGCATTGCGCTGTACTTGCTCTTTGCTGATGGCGAACCAGGGGCCGAAATATACGGCGCCGCTGCTGACCGAGAACAAGCCCGTATCGTCTTCGACATGGCAAAGGGCATGATCGACGCCAGCACGCCACTGCGCGACCGGGCGACCCCTTACAAGTCGTCCATCGTCATACCGAGCACGGCATCGAGCTATAAAGTTCTGTCGAGCGACGCGCACACCAAGCATGGATTTTCCGCGCACGGCATCATTATTGACGAGGTGCACGCGCTGCCCAACCGCGATCTATGGGACGTGCTGACGACCAGCACCGGGGCGCGCCGGCAGCCGCTCACCGTGGCCATTACAACCGCAGGATACGACCGGCACAGCCTTTGTTACGAGCTTTACGATTACGCTTGCCGCGTGCGCGATGGCGTCATCGATGACCCCGGATTCTTGCCAGTGATTTACGAGGCCGGGAAAGATGACGACTGGACCTTGCCGGCGACCTGGCACAAGGCCCACCCCGGCCTGGGCGTGTCAGTCAAGGAAGAATACTTTGCCGCTGAGTGCGCCAAGGCTCAACAGCTACCGAGCTATGAAAACACGTTCAAGCGGCTGCTGTTGAATATCTGGACCGAATCAAGCACAAGGTGGATACCGGCTGACCTTTGGGACGCTTGCGGCGGCGAACAACCAGACCTTGACGGGCTGCATTGTTATGCCGGCCTGGACCTGGCCAGCACGACCGACATTGCTGCATTGGTCCTGGCGTTCCCGATCGATGGCGTGGTTTTCCTCAAGTGCCTTTTCTTTGTGCCAGAGGAAGGCGTTAAACGGCGTTCTGAGCGCGATCACATCGATTACGCAACATGGATAAGGGAAGGCCACATTATCGCCACAGAGGGCGCTGTAATCGATTACGACGTTATCCGCGCCACCATCAACACCCTTGCCGAGCAGTACCAGATAAAAGAAATCGCCATCGACCGCTGGAATGCAACCCAGATCAGCACCCAGCTTGCCGGCGACGGGTTCGACATGATCGGCCATGGCCAAGGGTTCGCCTCGCTGTCGGCACCCACCAAGGAGCTAGAGCGCCGCGTGTTGTCGCGTCAGATCAACCACGGCGCTAACCCTGTGCTGGCGTGGATGGCATCAAACGTCCAGATCGAGCAGGACGCCGCGGGCAACATGAAGCCGAGCAAGAGCAAGTCCACGTCGAGGATTGACGGCATCGCGGCCACCTTGATGAGCCTATCGCGGCTGATGATGAGCGACGAGGACCAATCGAGCGTGTACGACGGCGGCGCGTTTTCGTTCATGTAGTTTTTAACGGTAGAGCGCACCGACCCGCAAGGGTAAGGCGCTACAGGATCAGACGGCGAGTACCTGTTGCAAAAACCCCGTCAACCGGCAGCAAGCAGTTCCTGTGCTTTTTTGCTTGCGTGGCCGGTACTCACAACCAGGAGCAAAGAGGTAAATCCCGCTTTGGCTTTCATAACATAACGTACCGTAACAATCATAACGTAACGTATCAGGAGCAACGCATGATTACCTTGCAAGAAGCAAAAACGCACTGTCGCATTGATGGCGACGAATCGGACGCCGAGCTAACCGCGATGATCGCGGCAGCCGGCGCCCACGTCGAGAACTATCTCGGCGTGACCTATACCGACGACCTGGCGCCGGCACCAGTCAAGGCGGCGTGCTGTCTTTTGGTATCTGGCCTTTATGAGCAGCGGGAGCACCAGACCGAACGACCATTGACGCCGAACCGCACGTTCTGCGCGCTGCTGGACCCATACCGGGCGATGGCGGCATGAGCGCCGGCAAGTACCGGCACCGGATCACGATCGAGCGCCCCATAAGTGGGCAGGATGACTATGGAGCGCCGATTGAGGGATGGGAGCCTATCGGCACGTTCGCGGCCAGCATCGAGCCATTGACCGGGCGCGAGTACATTGCAGCGTTCGCGGTTCAATCCGAGATCAGCACGCGCTTGCGGCTGCGCTATGTGGCGGGCATCCTGCCATCGTACCGGGCGACCTATCGCGGCATCACCTACGACGTTCTGAGCATCATCAATCGAGAAATGCGCAACATCGAGCTTGAATTGATGTGCAAGTCGAGCGGGCGAACCGGGTAAATTTCCATTCGACATTATAAGAATAATGTCCGATTAAGCGAAAAAACCGCCTATTTTTGCCAACTGGAAGCACAAAAGGAAAATGCCCTTGACCCGGTAGGCCAAAGGCATTATCTTTGCTGCATTGATTGCGAAGGCTTGGCGGCCCGAACAATCGACGATTTGTGCTTAGAACACGAAATCGTTAGGACTTCATTTTATCGCAGTTCCTACCTTTTGCAATGCCTACCCTCAAATTGTCCGCATGTGCCTGTACGTCTGGTAATTCACGCTCGGCCCAAGCGATAGAACGGCGTTAGAGAGGATTCAGGAAAAGCGCCCCCGGAGATAGCGAAACAATCGACCCGGCCTGACACGTCCCAAGCGTGAAAATTGATTGAGTTGCGCCTACTCGGATAGAGCGCGCCCGAACCTCTCGAAAGCGCCCGAAAAGAGCAATTTCATTGTGGTCATCGGCAAAGCTGGCCTGTCATTGATTGCATTTTGTGCAATTGATGGGGCTGGGATAGCTTTGCCGGTACATCGAAGACCGAAAGAGCAATTAACACCAAGAACAACAACAAGGGCCAGATCAAAAACAACAGACCTCAATTAAGGCCACTAGGGGTTGAAAGTTTTTGATTATCGGGGTTGAACTAAAAACCCCTCGTTACGGCGCAAGCCGGGCGAAAACAAGCGGGAGCGCGTAGGCATGGACAAGCAATCAGAATATTTCATCGACGGCATGGTTCGCATGTTGGGACGAGTTCGGCCACGATTTAGAGGGCTTGACCAGGCGGTACAGATGAAAATATCAAGCCTTGTATGGAAGACGACCGGAAAGAGGCGGCAGCACCAAGGATATGCGGATTCGTTTTCTTTTGGATACCAGGAGCTTGAGACAATGTTCGGGCGTGGCGCTTTCTTGCCGCTGAATGACATGCTGAACATATTTGAAGTATTGGATTCGGACCCGCTCAAGCAGTACACGCGGGGTTACAAGCTGCACCCAGACATTGAGAAGGCGCAGACCAACATGCTGCGCCATATCCGCATCAATAGGCCCGTGGTGCGCCTTCTATTCGAGGATGGACGTTACATGCAAAAAGTACCTAAAGCCGTGGCATCGAAAGACATGGCCGGCATCACCGCTACAGCCTGGACCGGGGCCAAAGCGATGGAACCTACACCCGTGGACATTGAGCGCCTCAATGGGCTGATGCAATGGCTTGACGAGGCTATCAAGATCAACACGCGAGACATATTTTCCGCGATCGATCCGAGCCACCTGGAGAGGCTCAAGGACGTGGCCGGCAAGATCATTGCAATGGCGAGCACCAATGTAATGGGGCGTGGATACGTTCACCATCGATATGTGGAGGCGGCAAGCGGGCGCCTGTACGCTCAAA